GTGGAGGTCGGGCCTTCAATACCAACACCTTCAATGTTCTGATTCAGAGCGGGGAGGCTCCCAAACAAACTAGTGCCATCCTCAAAAGGAACAGCCCAGCCAAGATGCTTGAACAACCAGCCTGCTGTATCACCTGTAGTTACAATGCCATCTTCGGCAATAACCTGCGCTTCTGTACGTGCCTCAAAAAATGAAGTCAATTCAGTGGTGAGGTCTTCATAACCATTAGCAATGGTGCCCATCGAGACGGCATTACGTGTAACAGGCGTGCCTTCAATCTGCCAATCTTCAGGATAGAATGCATCCACGAACACAAGGCGTGTGTTGTCCAGTACATACGCATCGAGCACGTTGTAGTTCAAACCACCCAAAGTCAGCACATCATTCGGATGAATGACAGGAGATGTACCAGAAAGACTAGCAGCGGTAACACCAGCCACCGCATACAGGCGGTCCCGGAACCAATGCAAACCAGCAACAGGACCCGGCAGTTCTTGCACGCGGGCACGCATATTAGCTGAATACTCCAACAGTTTGGCATAATGCTCGTCAGCATCAGCAGCGACGGCCGATCCAAGAGCTACTGATACCACTGTGTATTCGACAGGATCATTGCTGACATTGCGGTAGGAGAGTGTGTCTCCTGCTTCTGGAATGAAGTTGTCATTCACCGACACAGCGTAGAGGATGGGGCTGGAAGAGTTGCTATCAACCAGCATACCGAAGAAGTTGTCATTGGAATACAGTCGAGCCTGCCCGCTACCTAGGAAGTTTGCATTCACTGTGATGACATAGTAATCATTGATGGTAGCAAGTACATGACCATCATAGCGAGAAAACCCCTCAATACGCTTCTGGCCCTGAAAGTCCACCTGCTCGTAGTTAAGCGCATCAAGAACAGAGCCCGGCTCTGCAACTACCTTAGCAGTTTGCAGATTCAGGCCCTTATCTAGTGAGACTAGGGATGGGAGAAGTTCAGACATTACTGACCTCGATTGAAGGGGCTACCACGGTAGGACAGAAGTGGCATAAGATTCTTTTCAGCTCGATTACGGAAGAAGATTGCGGGCTTCTGCGCATGTGCGAACAGTTGTGAGTTCTTGTCATAGGTGGCAAGGCGCATCAACGCCTCCCACGCAATCCATTCGTGGTACTCCAGCGGAAGGCCGGTAGGCACGTCGTTGTAGGCACTCAACACCTGTGGGGTGCGTGTGTAAACGAACGACACTCGGAATGGTGATTGAATTTGTGGGTAGAAGACTACCCGGCCAGCATTGTTCTGGCTGACATATTGTGGAACCGTATTGCTCTGCGAGTTGTAGCTTACTTGCGCAAAGTACCAATTCTCCCACGGTACAAACGGGAGAGGAATTTGAGTAGCGGCATTATTCGCTCCAGTAAAAGAGGTCCACTGAACATTCGCTAGGTCAGCGTTGGTCAGCGCGAAATCGTAGTCGCCGGGGCTCTCATATGTGAAGAAGGCCGTCGGGTCAAGCGTATCTACAAAGACTTCACCAGCTTTCAAAGCTGTGCTTCCACTGAATACCGCGAATTCAATCTGTCCTGTGGCATCGTCGGTAGTGAACAAGCCATCGTCCAGCAATACCTGCCGAACGGTTAGAGTAAAACCACTTTCCTCACCCACAAAAACGTCCCCGATAGAAGGGGACGCTCCTGCACTTCCTGCTGAGAAACGGATACGAGGATAAACCATCTGATGAACCACACCAGAGTTGAACTCCCACTCATCGCGGGACATCTGGATGGCCTTCCATGCCTGCATGACGTAACGCTTCATGCGCGGGTACAGGCGCTGGCCTGCTACAGCGGAGGAGAAAGTACCGGCATCAAGCTCATTAAGCTCGTTGCCACTCTCCTGAATTACCATGTTGACCAGTTCCAGATAGTTCATCTATCAATCCTTATTTCTGCTGTAAAGCCATAGCCTTACGTTCGGCGTCCGCCACATCCTCGTTGGTATCGAGGGTAATCAGACCTTGTTCAATAGCACGGATCAGCTCATGGGACTTTGGCCAGTGACCGAACAGGGCTTGGTAGCGCCTGCGGGGACCGATGGTACGCGCCTTAGATGCTTCAAAAGCAGTAAGCGGTTCCGGGCCATGAGTCATATCATGCACAGTGAACGGATAACTCGGGACAACCACGGTTGATTCAACAAACTTCTCACGACCATGTTCATCAGTGATGAGGCTCTGCTTACGCCGATTGACCTTAGCATCCTGAAGAACTCGCAACACTCGCATCGGGACAATCACCGGCTTGCCGCGTGGAATGGTACACACATAACCATTCGCGTTCAAGAACACCGGGATGTTAGACGAACCGGGCATCGGGTCTTCCATGATGGTCAGCTTCACATGACCCGGAGGAACGTCGGTGGTTGCATCTGCAATCAGTGGCGCGGCTTTATCACGAAGCTTACTAGAAATAGCGGCGATAATCTCTTCCTTAGTGGAAGTCTTCTTAACCGCTACATGGAGATGGGACGCATACTGCCGAAGCTTCTCTTCGTCCATCTCATTAAAATTGGGTCCAACAATAGTACCGTTACTCATGGGTATTCTCCTTTAGAATACAGGGGGTGGAAATGACGGGGCCGAAGCCCCGCCATCCACAATTGCAGTTTGACTCGATTAACCCAGAAGGTAATCGTTGTCAGGGTCGCTATCACCCATCGTGTCAAGCGTACTCGTCTCACCATCAAACTCGGCACCGAGGAACAACTCGGTGTCCGCAGCAATGGTACCACCAGTGGTGATAGCAATGCCGAGATAGATCGGACCAGTCAGCTTTTCAACAGTAGCGATGATCGTCTCCGTATAGCCATCCAGCTGGCCAGCTGCACGATACAGTGCGGCGCTGGTTGCAGGAGACACATACTTCGTATCCGTATCACCGAACGGGCCCATACGCTGCACCGACACCGGATCACCGTTCGCATCCAGAATCTGGAAGCGACCAATGGAACCGGCGACAGTAGAGGTATCGCCAACAACTTCCAAGGTAACGCGCTTAATCACCTGATTCTCACCAATCGGAACCATAAGGAAACGATCAGCTGTGGTAAGCACAGTGCCAAGGGGCAGAAAGAGGCGGCCAGCCACCTGATACGGCATACCGGAGTAAATGCCGCGATGACGGTGCTTCTTCTTTACAAGGTTACTAGTGTAATCAGTCATTTATTTGTCCTCGACTATTACGCAGATGCAGCTGCTTCAATGCGGACCATCCACTCTTCGTTGAGACGAACAGCAGCGTACCACATCTTCCAGCTGGCAAAGCCACGCTGGGCCAACGGGTCCTCGTAGGTCGCGGTCGGATTCTTGACGGTGACGCTGACAGAATTCTGACCACGCAGAGGAACCACACCGAAGGCATCCTGACCAACAATAACCAGCGGATACACATCGACATTTGTACCATCACGGCTGAGAACACCAGTGACGTTCGTGCTACCCGCACCGTAGAACGGGGTGAAATCAGGGCTCAGGATGAAACGGATATCCTGAAACTTACCGATTTCGTAGTCATTGAGAGGTGCACCGGAGGCATACTTCTCACGCACAACGAACTCAGTAAGACCACGCAGGTCCGGCTCCAAGTTGGAGTGACCGAAACCGACGAAGCCCGGAGCCACAGGTTCAGTGGCAATGTTGGAGCTGGCCTTCAGCATACGGGTGATGTGACGGGCCTTGTTCGCCTTCAGGAAACGCTGAGCCGCAACCAGTTCATCGGCCGAGATCGGAGCTTCCACGGTAGCGCGGGAGGTCGCAGCGCCGGAGTAGAGGACATTGGTACCACCAATGACTTCCGCCCACAGAATCTGCTCCTTAACGCCAGCCGCCTGTTCACCAAGACCCATGCTGATCTTCTGCAAGTTCGGGTCTTCATGGGTATCCATGATAACGTCGGTGAAGTTAACCCACGCACCGTACTGCGAGATCACCGAGGTGACATCTTCGTACTGGAGCATGTTCGGCGCAGGAGTTACACCCTCAACGAGAGCAGTGGTGTTGATCTCAAACGGCACGAAACGACGCCACTTGACAATCTGACCGCCGTTCTTCGGCAGGGCTTCAATCTTGGCAAACCGTTCCAGAATCTGGATGGGGCCGGCATGCGCAAGAAAGTTTGCAACGGCATAGATGCCGACGCGAGGCGAGATATCGCCATAGGTAGTGATACCAAAACTAGACATAGTTGTTTCCCTTCTTATTCACCACGCATCTCTTTGTTGATTTGCTTGGTGTACTTCTCAAACAGAGCCTCTGGATCATCTGGGATCGCAATCTTACCAGAAGCATTAGGGCTCGACACATTTGCCGAACTCGCTTTACGCTTCTGTCGCTCTGCCTCAATTCGCTGAGCCTGCTCGTCATTCACACCCGTCTTCGCGGGTGTTGCTTCCTTCGACTTCTCCGCCAGTTCCGGATAATCACGGACCATATCCTTCGCATACTTCTCGAAGGCCAAGGCCACGTCATCCGCACTGTTGGATGAAGCTAGGGACTGAATGCCAGTAGACTGGTTACTCCTCCACTTAGTAAAATGCTCAGAGCGGAAAACCTCAGCAGCATTGGGATACATTTCCAAGAGACGGTTTGCTTCCTGCTCTTGGTACGACTGAGCTTCCTGATCACGGAGAAACGTAAGACTCTCACGTTCCTTGGTTCTCATCTCATCCGCGACGCTATCAGTGGCGGACGCAATAGCTTGGCTAATTGCATCAGCGAGATCGGCGTCAGTTTCCCGAATACCCTTAAGGAGTTCATCAACTTTGGGCTTAATCTTTGTGGAAGGGTGACTTGAAGGAGAAGCCTGCGCACTTGCCAACTCTTCTAGCTTCTTGTCTAACTCCCGTAGCCGCTTCTGTACGAATGGGACTCGGCCTGCCTGTGACCGCAGATCGTGGTTTACCTTGTTGAGCTTTTCAACTTGCTCTCTAAGGGCCGCCAGTTCATCTACCTTGTCATCACCAGTCTTTGTCTTATCGTCTTCAGCGTTATCGTCGGCCGACTTGTCATCCGGCGGACTGTCCTCTTTATTATCCTCATCCTTAGAATCATCCGGCTCCTTGTTGTCATCAACAGGAGGCGTCTTATCTTCAGGTTGCTCTTCTTTATCATCAAGAGCGGGCTCTTCTGTAAGAGCGGTCAGCTTAAGCGGATCGTTCTCACTGATAGCACTAGAAATCTGTGCAAACAACTTGTCTGCTTCTTGCTCGGTTAGGTCTGCCATTTGTTAAATCCTTTGGTTGACGGCTGTTTTAGCGGTCTTCTCAATTGCAAGGAGGTGTCGAATAAACTTGACAGCGCCTCGCAACTCATTTGTATCGTCGTGTGTCTTAGCCCCTAAGAGCAAGCCAATCTTCGTTGCTTCCTGCTCCTGCAAATACATGCGAAGAGCAGTCCAGTCGGGGCCATTGAAGTTTAGATGTTTGTCTAATTCGATAGCCATTATACACCACTGCCGGTTGCGGCTTTAAGTTTCAGTTCCTGTGCATACAACTCATTCTCCTGCCGCTTCCTTGTTTCGGCAATAGCGATACCGAAGGCAGTTGTCTGATTGTTCTCACGGTTCATCTTCTCATTCGAGATCAGCTTGGAGGCTGTCTCCTCACTGCGAGCAGCGAGCTTGATGATCTCCGTTTCCTTGTCATTCTGGCTGACTGCCACACGAGCCTGTGCTTCCACAAGACGTGCTTGGTTAGCCGTCATCTTCTCTTCATGCTCCATGATCTCGCGCTGCTGCTGTTGCTTAGCATCAAAGGCCAGCTGCGCTTCTTCAAGAGCCAACTTACGGGCCTTCAGTTGCAGGTCCATAACCTCAGTCGGAGGTGGCTGATTCGCTGCTGCCTGCGCATCAGCTGCCATCTCTTCCTCTGTCTTCATGATTGTGCGGGTAGGAATGGTCATCATCTCCAGACGCACACGCTGCAACTCACCAACGTTGATCCACTTAGCCATCTCAGGATTCTGAGCGGCTTCAACGGACAACTTCTCCAAGTCGCGGAGGTGAAGCTGCTTGTTCTTGTACTGAGTTGAGGTACGAACATCAACGCTGTAGGCACCCTTAATCTCATTGTTCTTGCTATACTGCATGTTCCAACCATACCACGCCGCAATCAAATGCTCCGTGATGTTGTCATCCCAATCCTCGGACATAAAATCCAGAAGAGTGGTTGATGCTTGATGTGCGATCAACGAGCCAGTGGCTGTGTCACTCATCTCTGGACTCTGCAAGCCTGCACTGATCAGGGGAATCTGACTCTCCTCTTCGGAGAACTGCTGAGCCATCTGAAGAATAGGAACAATATTGCCAGTGACGTTAGGCACGTTGAAGAACTGAATTGCCTGATCAACTGTAACCTGCGGATCAGTGAGGTACCAAATCTGGTTAGGACCAAGCTCCCATTTACCGTTAGCTGGTTCAATGAGATGCTTCTGCATCGCTACCTGTGGGCCCGAAGACATAGCCGAGTTGTCCAGAATCATGTGCCACGCTTCATTGACGACGCGCTGGGCGTCTTCCATCATAAGCGGAACACCGAAGCCAAAGACACTACCGGGGTCCTTCTCCCACGAGCAGATGTAGTAGGGAATACGGAAGGACGCTTCAATGTCTTCCAACTGCACGCGAATGATCTCACCGTTACAGACCCACACTTCACCGTAGTATTCATCATTCAAGCTATCATAGCACGGCTCAATCGACATAGCATCAAGCTGTGTCTTCGTAACCGGACCATGATACTCTAGTACAAGATACTTGCCCTTAAAGACATTGGGGTTGTTCTCGGACAGCGTGGTAAAGTCACTAAATGTATTAGAGTTGTACTCGTCCGCTTTCTGTTCAAGAGCCTTTTCAATTCCAGCAGCTTCAAAACCTTCATGCTTGATCAGCTTCTTAAGGTCGAGTGCCGACATGGGATGTACTTCAATGCAGTCACCAAGCTGGTCACTATCTTCTGTGGTTTCATCAGGATAGAAGAACCACGGGTTGACACGATAGAGCTTCGGCTTGTAGTCCACAGTGACAGACGGAATCCAAGTCTCGGTGCCTTCCAGCTTCTCATATGAGCGAGCCAGTTCACCAGTAGAGAGCGGACCCTTCAGTACGCCTGTGCCGAGAATGACGCGATCCCACATGGCCTTGCGGCAATGGAAGGAATACTTCGTATCCTCCAGCTGTGCCTCGATGACATCCGACATAGCTGAGCAAGCCTGTGCAACTTTAGGGTCCTTATTACCTGCTGCCGGCCAGAGGTCCCAGTTCTTGCTACCTGTACCAAACTGCATGCTCACGGT